TAACGCCGGAACTTCAGGGTTTGACCACTGTTCTTGGTCATGGGTTTGGTCTGTGCGGTCCGCTCCGTGATCAGGTTGGGATTCGTGCGCTTGAGCAGTTTCGCATACGACTTGGCACCAGTTCTGGGGGAGATATCCCCGTATTCAGTATATTCACCCATGGTTCTTCTCCTTACCCCGCCCTGGGCGAGGCTTACTCTTCAAGCTCTTCGTCAAAAGCCTCTTCGACGGACTGAGCTTCGTTATTTTTCTTTCCACCACCGGAACCGCCCTTTGTGCCGGGAGACGGCGCGCCGGTCATCTGGTCCCGGAGCAGGTCACCGGTTGACTGACCACGGTCGTGGGCTTCCGCCCCCTGTTTGGCAGCGTGTTCCTTGTACCGATCCAGGACGCGAATGGCAGCAATGGGGTCCGAGATCTGGGTCAACGTGGGGTCCAGTTTGGATTCCGTGTCGAACCAGGACTGGTACTCCGGGGAATTCATGATGCTGTAGGCGTCAGAGTGGCCTTTGACGTACTGGCCGTCAGACCCGTACGAGCCTGCAGTAACTCCACGTTCAAACTCCAGCTGCATCAAGCGGTCGTTCACATCGCCCACGGCAGATGGATCAAAATCTCCGAACCGCTGCTTCACTATCCGCTCGGCAATGGCGTTTGCCGCTTTTTCGAACATGGGGTCATCGCCCAGATATGCAGCGATGTCGTCAGGCAGGGCATCGGCGTCTCCGCCGGAGTCCTGGCCGTCGGTTACACCCTGCCCGTCAGATTTCGCCGGGGGAGCGCCACCCAGCTTCTTGCGCAGCTCAGCGTTTTCCTGAGCGAGGCGGGTTCCCCACGCCTTATTCGCCTCCATTTGCCGCTGAAGCTCTTCTGTGCTGGCAGGGGATTCATCCGCCCCCGGTTCGCCAGCGTCTCCACCGGCATCGGATCCGGAACCATCCGAACCGCCTTGGCCTCCAGTTCCCTGATCATCGCCTCCGCCCTCACCGGAACCAGTAGGATCACCCACTCCAGCTTGACTATCGTCGGTTTCAGGGGCATCGGCCCCGGCAGGGATAGCTCCGCCGTCATCAGAATCACCGTCAACCTCTTCACCAAACATGGTCTCAAGCTCCTCATCGGTGATCTCCACATCGTCTTTTTCTGTGTTGGGGGTTTCGGTGGTGGTCTCTTGACTCATTGGTCTTCTCCTTGGGAAATTTCGGGAATCCGTCCTTACCGGGGCCATCAGCTTCAGGTTACTGAAGCGAAAACATGGGAGTCCCGGTGGTTTCGGGCCGTATGATCTCGCCGGTTAGTCCGGCGGAGTATCCAGGTTGACCGGGCCATCAGGCTCCGGTTGGATGTCCCTCTTTTCTGCCAGCTTGTGAGGGAGATTCAGTTGGTCCTCAAGGTTTTGTGCGATACCCTTGAAAAAACCGTGGTCCTCTTTGGTCAAGTTTCGCGTGCGGAGATTTGCAACAGCCGTGGCAAACTGATTGCGCAAATATTTTTGATAATGCGGCCAGTCTTCCGAGGTCATCAGCCGGACCAGGGCTTGTTCATGATCAGAGAGCGCCATCCATTGCTCCTTCCGTGGGCGGTTGCGGGGCCATGGCGGCCATGCGCTGCATGGCCCGCTCGTCCACTTCTTCGTCGGTACGCCAGAGTTCTTCCGGATCAAAATCCCGGATTTTTGCCAGCTCGGCGAGCTGGGGGCCAACCTTTGCGTATTCGGAGGTGATCTTGTTGGAGAGGGCGAACTGGAGAAGGGAGAGAAGGCTGGCCCCGCGCACTGATTTGTCTTTGTAGGATTGATAGCCCCGGGCATGGGGCGTGAAATCGCCTTTCAGGGATTCGTCGCCACAAGCCATGCGCCAGTGGTAAAGGGAGAGGATCGTGGGGGCGATGATGCCATTGTCCTGATTGCTGATGATGCCACCCATGAGCTTGTTGCCGGACTCAAGGAGCTGGTTCGCTTCAAAGGCGGTGCTATTCTTCTTCGCGGGCATCCCCTCTAATAACTTTGTGATCCCGGTTTCTTCGTCCCCCTGCTCCTTGAACCAGCGGACCAATTCGGGAGTGTTGCCGGTGATATCCGGAGGGGCAAAAAATTCAATGGCACTGCGGACGTCTTGAACGCTCTCATGGACTTCAAAGGACTTTCCCGGGTACAGGGAACGGTTCTGGCCAGGGGCAAGCATGCGGGGGTTAAATGTTGTAAGGAGATTGGTGGAAAGGGCCTTATTATCCAGCATTCCACGGACAAGGCCGTTAATGATCATCTGCGTGTCTTCCACATCTTCGGGGATGCCGACACCGGAGGCCTCATGGGGAAGATCCTGCCACTTGGCGATGTAGACGTGACGGTACGGAACAACGCTCTCCACCGGCGGACGGATAACGCGGGGGCCCCGGAGGCCCTTTACACAGACACAGTAGACTTCCACTTCGTCTTCGCCGGAACCGGACTTGTCTCCGGCGGCTGATTCGGAGAGGTATTTTTTCGGAACACGGCCCCAGAAGTAGATAACGGGGATTACGCGCTTGCGGGCGCTGAAGGCTGCGCGGTGGGGGGCGTCGGATTCATCGCCGCCGCTGTTGCCTTCGCGGTCTGACGGGTTGCGGAACGAAGACAACACTTCGTCGATGGCACCCTTGTCATAGCCCGGCTGGCTCTTAAGGCTGGTAAACTTGCCCCGACTCATATAATCCACCACGGCCGCGCCTTGCCCCTGGTGGGGATCGTCGTTCTCCAGGTCCCAATAGGTGTCCCATATGCTGGGGCAGTCAAAGGCCACCTGTTCCACGGTTCGTGCCTGCATGGTGTGGCGACCGTACTGGCTGTAAAGCTGGTCGGGATATGCCATCTGGGGGCCCGGGATCCCGAAGTTTACCCCCATCACCTGGCGCTGGCGGAGGACCGGGCCGCGCATGGCATTGACGCCGTAGATGGCCCCTTCGAGCAGGGAGGTCAGAAAGTGCTGAGCGGCCCTGGCGTCCTCCAGGTCTTCGGTAATCCGAGCCTTCATGCGTTCGCAACGGGCCTTGAGTTCTTCTTCAGGCAGCTGTGGCGTCATTCCGTCGGGTGCCTTGGACGTTGTGAGGGACCAGGGAAGCTTTCCGGACTGAAGCATCACGGAGGCCACAGAGGTAAAACCGGCCATGACCTTTTGCTTGGTATATTTAACGAAGACCTTGCTGCGCCACTCGTTCCCTTCCGTGCCCCGCCACTTCTTGAGATTGCCAGAGTCGTACCGGCCACGGAAGGCGTCGTAATTGCGACGCCACTGAGGTTCCAGCTGGCTCTTGCGCTCGTCGGCGAACCACTTGAAGAGATCGTCCACAATGTATTTAGCCAGCTTATCTTCAGACATCAGACGCTCCCGATACGCTTCTTCCAGACCTGATCCACACGGCGATGACGGACCAGGCGGCCCTTTTCATCCCTGGTCACCTCAGCGGCAAAGGCCCGGATGATTACGTTCTTCTTCCAGAGAAATTCCCAGAACCCCGGCTCCTCGACCCGTGCAAAATGTTTCTTCAGCTCCTTGTTCCTGGGCTCCCGGCCCTCGATGCTCCGGATGGCCTGAAGGCATGCACCCACGATCATCGTCAGGTGCTGGCTGTCCAGATCGTCACGGAGCTTCATGCCGGGTTGCATGCATTCCTGGAGGAGAGGGTTCATTCGTCAACTTCCTCGTCGAAGTCTTTTTCGGGGTTTGATTTCTTGGCGACGCCCATTTTCATCAGCTGGATCTCCACCCGGCGGCGGGGGGTCTTCTCATTTTCGGTGGTGTCAATCGACACAGCGACCACCTTGCCGATGGCCTTGATGTCTACCTCATCACCGGCAGAAAGTTTTTTGGCCTCCGGAACCATGCCGAGTTCTTCCGTATGCAGGGTGAGACGCATCCCCCAGGGGTATTCCTCACGATCCGGCTCACAACAGACCGAGCGATCTTTTTTTAGTTGGGCCTTTGTTTTCTTGGGCCGCTTTAAACTGCGAAGTTTCATTTACCCCTCCAGGGTGACGAATTCGGCTCTCTGTTCTTCCCGGGCGATCTCTTCAGGGGTCCGGGGCTTCCACATATCGTTCAGGCGCTGACAGAGCAGCGCGAGGGAATCGATGATGTCTTTACGCTTCCCGTGGGGAAAACGGATGATTTGCTGCTCTGTATCCCACAACCATTCGGGTTGATTGGGGCCTTTAGCGGGAAGCCAGATCCCACCCTCTCGGGCACGCCCCTGGAAGGGCCTGGCTTTCGCCACCTTATCCCCGGCGGGCATCACCCCGCCGCCGGGGATATTGAGGTAAATGCCGGTCTCCCTCATCTTGAGCTTGAGGAACGGCATGATGGTACGTTGGATATTTTCCGCTTCGAGATCAAAAATCTCGGGTTTCCAACGGGCCTGTAGGTCAATGAGCTTATTGACGATGGTCAGGGAGTTCCAATGGCCATACGCCACTTCAAGCAGGTAAAGATCCCCTTCCGTGTCCAGACCCGCAATCGGGAATGCTGTATGGCAAGCCGTCTCCTTCTCAGAGATGGCAAGATCACCGGCAGCATAAATACGGAGAATACGGGGCCGTTTTTGATATCGCGGAAACCACTTGAGCTGGAAATATGCGTTCTCATCGTCCGGAGCGGGGTCGAGGAGATACTGGCAGGAGTAGATAAACAACCCGACGGATGGGTCTCGTTTAAGAGCCTCCAAATGTTCACGGGGGTATTGCACCGGCCACAGGCTGTGCCAGACACCGTCTTCATCAACCCACTCTGCCGGGCGCTTGAAGGTGGTATAATCCCCGGACTCCTCCATGGTGCGGTGGAGGTCCCCGTCGTTGTAGATTGTTCCACAAACTTGCAGGTTGCCGCCGGGGGAAAGGATAGAACTCCGGACAAGACCGAAGTTTGCAATGTTCTTTTTGATCTGATCGGAAGTTGTGACCACTTCAGGGGTAACGAGGTCATCACCCTTGATGCGAGGGAAATGGAGGGAGGTGGGCATGTTATCCAGGCCGTAGCAACCGATGGACGGTTCCTGTCCCACTCTGGGGTGGCCAGGGAGCACAATTTCTTCATCAGACCACCGGACACCGAGCTTTCGGGTATCCCGTTTAGGGTCAGACCAACACAAATCCGGCCAGAGTCGTTTGAGGGTTTCATTGCTTTCAAACTGCTGCTTAATGGGCCGGAGCTTCCACTTTGCCCGCTTGGAGTTGTCGCAGAAAATTGCGATGGGGAGAGTTGGATCTTTGAGGTGTTGGCGAATGGTGTCGGCGGTGTTGAAGATATAAGTCTTACAGTGACCGCGAGGCAGCAGATACAGAGAAAGATGCTTGTCCTTCTGGATCTCATCGGCAAACTCCTTGTGAGGATCCCAACAGAGCCACCAGAAGCCGAGGATGTATTTAGCCATGAAATAGAGATCATTGAGTGCCAACTCCCGTAACGCATAATCCTGTTCATGAAGCGGTAGACTTTCTAACTCGATCAAGAATTGATCGTACATTGGATCCGGGCGATACAGGGGGTTGACCGCTTCCTGTGCCTGTGCCATTGTCACCGCCTTTGCCGTACAGACCGGGGAGGCCAAGTTTTGCCTTGATCACCTCGACCACCTCTTTGGCCGCATCCATCCGCATCTTCAGCTCAACGTTATGTTTTTTCCCGTCGAGGTCTCGGAGATCATTGTCGGCGATGGATTTGAAAAACTTCTGAATCTCTTCCACTACCTCCAGATCCGTCCCGACACCGTCTTTGATGTGCTGCTTGATCCGTTCTTCCGCGACATCCATGGCGGCCTCCACCGCCTTCTGCTCTTCAGCCCGAACCACTTTCAGGTACCGGGCCACGGTGGACTGATTGACGGAATCTTCATGGCTTCGCTTGTGCAGCTCTTCGGTCAACAGCTCGGCGATCGCCTGGGTAGTGTGACCATCCCGCGAAAGCTCCAACGCCATTTCACCAAGCCCATGTTTGTCGATCTTTGATTGCGCCATAGTCTCCACCTGTGTAATTCACCCATATCACGGGTTTTCAGGCGTCCTGCGAGACGAACCGGGATACATACCAAACGAACCGGAATGAACCCAAATGGACCCAATAAAACTCTTGACACAAAAAAAGGGCACGCTCTCGGTTGTGCCGAAAGTGTGCCCTCTCTTTTTGTGCTATTGTGCCTGGTTTGTGCCTAACGGTTTAA